GAGGATCGCCGGGCGTTTGTCGATAGACGCAATAGCCCGATCAAAGAGCCCCTGAAACGTTTCCGCCGTCTCGGGCTCCATCTCCATCGACCGATAGACCCGCGCAAGTGTCCCGTGGGCGCTGATCGGTTTGACGATCTTCAACAGCGTGGCGTCGGTGATCGGCACCGCAACACCCGCCGCCTTGAAGCGCTGATCCATCTCAGCGTCGATATCGGCAATGATCGTTTCAACCTCGGCGGTCGTTGGATCGCTTGTAGTGTTGATGTCCAAATGGACGGCCATGCTATTGATGTAGCCGATCGTACAGTAGGCCATGCTCTACGCCTCCAGCAGTTCCACGATTTCGGCCTTGGTCAGACCTTCGGTATCGTCGATGCCTTTGAGTCCCGCGATTTTCCGCAGCGTATCGAGCGTCATCCGGTTGGTGATCTTCGTGTCTGCGGTGATCTCGCCCAAACCGGTCTCGTCGATCGGCTTCGAGGATACCACGCCGAGGATCTCGACTTTGCCCTTTGCCGCATAAATCATTGCTGAGTCCTCACTCATCTCAGTTACAAAGCCTGGATTCTTCCCGGTGAGAAATCGAACCTTCATCAGCCCTTCTCCTTGCAGGCTTCGCGGCCCGCCGTAAATCAAATTGTGCAGCGCGATGTACGCCGGGTCCGGAACATGCGGCACGCCTCGCGTGTATCGTTTTTGATACGTGTCCTCTCGGCCCTTGCCGAGCAGGAACGGTATATGATCAAACCCGACGAAACGAATCCGCTCAGTGCCGTAGTGCCCGATGAGCGCCCGGAGCCGTCGCACCCATGACTGTTTACGCTGTTGCTCAAGGCCGGGCGACAATAAATCCGGACCGCCGCAGTCGAAACCGCAGAGGTAGATAGTGTCGAATCCGTCCTCGTGAGCTTGCGCAATCAGCGTGGTCCCGGTGTTTTTATGGTACTCCCCCGGGCACGTCGCCGGACGCTCTGATAATTCCCGGCCGAACAATGCGCCGAATATCACGTAGTTAAGACCGTGCTGTTCTCGGTATTCCATCGCCTCTATGAGCACGCTGGAATGGCCGCCAAGCAGGGTGATTTTCTCACCCCACTCGCGGAAGGCGTAGTTACACGCCCAGAATTCGCCCGTCCACGAACGGATGAACCGCTCATGGAGCAAGCGAGATATCCCGTTACCGAGAATCAGCACATCGGCCATTAGGTGTTGACTACCTTTACCGCCAAGTGCGGCAGGCCATAGCCAACGTTACCACGAGACGTGGCGACAATGGCATAGCTCGGCAGGGTCGGCCGGTCTTCAATCTCGATCTTCGGGTTCTCCCGAGACTGAGCGATGAACGGCTTGAGAATCCCCTGTGATGCGCATGCATACCAGTCGTAGGTATCGTCCGCACCGATCTTTGAAGACACGATCAACTGTACCTTGCCGTTACCGAACGGGTTATAGATCCCCGCTACCGACGCGGTTGGATCTGTGGTCGAATTGAGGATCTGCTCAAACACGCCTTCCAGCGCCTCGCCACAGACGATGGTGTCGAATGTGAGATTGAGATATTTCCCCTGATCGTCCTTGAATCCGCGCATTGCCTGGCGTGCCGAAATGAGATCCGCCTTGACCAATGCGACCGTCGCGCCTGTGCCTGCAAGCAAATTGTCATTCACCCGGACGCCCGAGGCGTTACTGAAAAATGCAACGCTGTCATAGGCTGTTCCGGAATCACCGTCGATCAGCATGTCTTCGATGAGATTCGCCGGTTTCTTCGCAAGCTCGACGGCGAGTTGACGGCCGATCATCTGGGCGCTGCCCGTCTTGTCGTCCTTGAAGTTCGACTTGCGGATATGCACCGCAGCAACCCAGTCCTTATTACGCAGGGTCATCTCGTAGTCAGTCAACTGCTCAAGCCCCGCCTCACTCAAGAACTCACTGGCGGCCGGTACGCTTCCCATCCAGCCGTAGTCCTCTTCCTTCGAATCGCTCTGTGTTTTCAAAGCGATGTTCAATAGCCCCGCATCGGGACCACTCATCTTTGCGAATTCGCGCCACGCCATAGCGAAGCCCGTCTTTACGCCCTGTTTCAGATATTCAGGTGTAGCCATAGTTTCTGCTCCTTATGCCACGAATGCCGCGCGGAGATCAACGAGAACTTCAGCATCCGCCGTATTCACGTCGAGCACGACCATCACAACAGTTTTGCTTCCCGCTGTTTGAGTCAGGGCGTTATCGTCTGAGATATAGACATATTCCCCAACGTCTGTCTGCGCCGCGCTTGTCAGCGGCAACCACACTTTCCCGCGATAGAGAGTGGCTCGCGGATACGTCGCCGCTCCTACCGCATAGGCGTTATCAACAATCCCGCCTTCCCATGACCCGGACACAATGCCGAGCGGAAATATCGCCGCTGTGTCACTCGGTACCGCAGCGTAACCGTCTCCGTTAGCGCAAAGGATCGCGCCCTTGTAGTAGGTGTCGCTTGCGGCTACCTTCGGGCTGATCTCTTCCGGGATACCTACAAACTTTCGCGTTGTTTTTGCTGAAAGTGCCATCGTTATTCCTCCTCGCCGAAGACATCAACCATCAATTCCGTGTGTTCCTCCGGTGTAAGACCGGCGGTCTTCGCAGCTTTGATTGCTTCTTCGGACATCGTGCTCGACTCCTTCCCTCGGGAAGTGCCGTGCTTATCAAAGTCGATCTCCTTGCCCTTCTCGGACAGGAGTTTCTCTGTGCCTTCAGGGTCGCGGTCAAACGCCGTCTCCCAGGCTTCCCGGTTTCTTTCGAGAATCCGTCCGTCTTCCAGTGCCGCCTCGATCACCTTGTCTCGATTGGCCTGATGCTCGGTGTCCTTGTGAGCTTTGAGCTGTTCGGACATTTCCCGGTTTTCCTTCAGGACAAGCCCGAGCTTCTCCTCGGTGACCGAAACCTGGTTAGTCAGCTCAACGATCTTCTGTGAGTCGTCCGTCAACGTGATCCCGAGTGCCTTCGTGATTGCTTCACGATCCTCGTCGGTAATCTTCGCCCGCTCGTCGTCGGAGAGGGCAAGCAGTACCGCTAGTACTTCTTTGAGAGTTTTCATGCTCTCCTCCTCGTGTGTTTCTTGCCCGTCGCTATGCGCGGGATTTGTGCCGTCGTTCGATAGATGGACTTCATCCATCGTATTCATTACCGGTGAATTGGTAAGCGTGGCCGACCAAAGTACCGGGTAATGTTCTGCTCCAGTTTCCAGACTGATCGCCCAACCGATAACCGCTGAGTAGTATTTGTACCGCTCATCGGCAATCAGCTCGCGTCCGCGAGAGTTGAACCGCCACCTGACCTTGACACCGGCATCGGTAGCGATGATGTCTTCGGCCCAGCCGTTAGCCTCGCCCCAGTCGTGATTTGTGTCAAGGAAAACGTTCTGATTCCCGAGAGCCTTGCCCTTCCAGTTCTCAACGACCTTTTCGGCAAACGCCCGAGTGATGATCATCTCGCCATATTTGCTGGTTTTAAAAAGGCCGATGGGGAACACGAGTTGATACTCAGAGTCGGTGTCAACATCGGCCTCAGCGAAAACCAACCGTATCTTATCCTCGTGGTTCTCCGGTCGCAACGGGTTCGGTTCGTTCGCCATCTTGATAGCCGCGGCTTTCTCTTTGCCCTCGACCGTTGCGTTAGCAATCCGCACCGCCTTGATCTCGCAGTCGAGTTCGTCCGCTCCGTCGTCCTTCATGCACTCGGCAAGCGCCCCGTTTGCGATTGAGATCCAGCGTTCTTTTTGCTTGTCGTCCAAGCCCTTCTTGAATCGCTCTACATCGTCAGTTTTCCATGGCATTGATGTTCCCCTTCACGCCGCTTCCTCGCGTTTCATAATCGCAACGATTATACACCGACACTTCCCGGGCCCGCCTTCACACTCTGAATCCGGAACGCGGAAGTCCGGATCATCCGGCGTGAGGCTCGCGTGTGTCGTACCTACATCTTTCGAGCGGCATACGTCGCAGAGATTACGGTCGAGTATCCCATACCGCTCGTAGCGTTCAACGTCGTCGCTGAGCTTTATAAGCTCAAGATGTCGGCCATGGCCCCAGCCCTGATTGACCGACGTACCGACCAGATCCTTCCACGTGGTCGCCCCGATCTTCTGCGGTATCACACGATCAAGCTCCGCTCGCAACGCGTCACCGGCAAATCCGGCCTTCTGCAGATCCAGCGCGATCTTAGCGATGACTGCCTTGAGCTTCTCGCCTGCACCATCGACCATGAGAGACAGTTCCTCAAGGACGAAATCGACGAATACATCGTCTGCAATCGGATCGGCAAACTTAGCGCTCGCGTTCTGTCGCTTAGTCTCATCCCGGACCTGAGCGCGTCCGGCTTTGATCTGTTGCCGAAACGCACGGACCACATCATCGTACATGTCCTTTTTGTCCGGCACCGTCAAGTTGCGTACCGCTTTCCCGGCCACGATCTGGCGTACAAGTTGCTCTGTCTGTTGCTCCCGAATGGCAAGCACGGCGTCAAGCAACTCTTCGATTGCGTCATCCAAGTCCGATTCAATAACGGCGAATTGTACGAACTCAGCTATCTCTTCGGGCGGCTCGGCAAATTGGACGTGACTGTGAGACGCTTCGGTCTCCGGTTCCTCTTCCGGCTCCGGCGGGGCTTCCTCGGGTTCCTCATCTTCAGGTTTGTCTTCCGGCTTTTCCTTTGGCTTTGACTTCTCCGGTGCGGGCTCTTCATCTTCCGGGCGCTCAGGTAGTCCAAGGCCAACACGCACGGCATCCTCAACCTCACCGTCGGCGGTTATGACACCTGCCGTTTGCAAGGCGGCGAGAGTCTGGTAGTCCAGCTCTTTGACCTTCGCCGCTCGGAGCGTCGGATAGTCGGTAACGTCCGACCAGTTATAATCCACGAGTTCGCGGACCACGAATCGATTGAGCACCTCGACGATGTAATCGGCGGTGTGTTGTAGCGCCATCAAAAAGAAATCAACGAACGACGAGCCGAGTGCACGGGACCCGGTCTCGGTGGTGCCGAGTTGGAGGAACTGTGCGAGGAACGCTACCGAGATCTGCTCATTGAGATCCTTGATGAACTTTTTCGCATCGGTACCACCCCCGGTGCCGGTCTTTGGCGTGAGGATCTCAAGCTCCCATCCCATCGGCTTGATCAGATACCCCACCTCGTTAGAGTGCAGATCCTGCAATAGCGTCTCCATTTCCGTCCATGCATCGCTGTCGGCATAAACACCCTCCGGGGCGGTTGCAACCGGAAGGCCTACGCCATAACGCTCTTGTTTGATTGCCTCAATCTTGATCAGCTCATTTTTAATCAGCCATGATCCGTAACATGAGCGATATGAGGAGATCCCCTCCCAATTGTCGCCCTCGCGGTTTTGTGTGAAGACAACGCACCGCTTGATCGGCAGCTTGTAAGTCTGCCCGTCCGCGCCCATCTGCTCGATATAGTCGAGCGTGTCGCCCTTGTACGTCCATCCGGTGATTGACGGCGGTAGTCGTGGATCGAGTTTGTGTAACCGAATCTTGCCGTCATCAGCAGAGCGCCGGTAGAGTTTCTCGAAAACAGAGAAGCCGTACCGGTGCATGAGCAGGATATGACGTAGCGTATCGCGCCAAGTCATCGACATGCGGCGCATCAAGTTGTCTTCGACGAACTCGGCGATCTCAATATCGCGGGTCTCGGCGGATGCCGGGTCCACGGCGTATGTGTTGCCCAGGATCGGCAGCGTGATCGCAAGCGTCACGGCTCCGATCTGCGCATCGCAGCGGGCCATCTCGTCATAGATCGCCCGACCGCTTGAGCCGTCGAGTGCTGATATGTGTTCACCGGTGAACAGTTGATTCCACACTGGGCGATTGCCGCTGACGCCGAATTGCTTAGCCATTACCAGCGCCTCCCTTGCATCCCTGCGGTGATCGGTCGATGCTCGCGGGATGTTTTCGGTGCGCCGGGAGCAATCATTAGAGCACCGAACGCACCGGCCGCGGCATCACCCTGGTCGTCATGGCCGTAGTCCTTCGGGTTATCCGTAAGCGCCACAAGCTCGCTGATGAACGCCTCGTTCCACGGACCACGAAGGAGTTTGACATTGCCCGCCTGACACTGAGCCGCGAATGGCAGCCAGCGCTCGAACTTGCTCTTGTTGACCCGGTTACGACTGACATTGAGACCGGCAAGGTATCGCACGAGATCCCCGGCCTCGACCTTTCCGGCCTGCCCCGGATCTTCCTCGATCACGATTCGACCGGCGTCCTGTGTGCCGATTGCCTTGATACGTTTCCGCACGTCTAACGCGCGCGCTCGAAACCGTTCAACTGCGGTTATGACATATTGGTCGTCGTGTGTGCGCCCCATGCGGACGCCTACGGTCCAGTCGGGGTCCGGGTTTGCTTCGCTCGGCGTAGTGGCCGCACGATCCCAGTAGCGGACGGTGTTTTGCAGTTGTGGGGCTATGTCGATGATCTCAAAGTCGGTACGAGCAAACAACACACCCGCCGCAGCTCGCGCGTTCCAGTTCCCGCCGAGGAACCGCTCCTTCTGGTGACGCGGCATCGCTTGCAGATTGGCAAGATATCCAGGATCGGCTTTGAGCAGAATGGGATTGTCATAGACTGACGCTGCGATGAACGTAACAGATTTCGGTGTGTAGTCGGCTCCGAAGTGTGAGAGCTCTTCCAGCGAGTCGGCCCAGTGAATCTCATCATTGTACCGCACGAACCAGCGCAATACGCCTGAGCGTTCCGGTATCGCAAGCCCGGTGTCGGCATCGATCCACCACGCGATGAAGGCGCGGACCCACGAATCGGGGTCTGGATTGGTGGTAGCGCGGACATACGGCCGCACGCCACACAGGGACCGATTGCGACTGAGCATGTAGAAGAATTGTGCACGAGTAAAGTGCGTAAGTTCGTCAAACCCGACAAGCGCAATTTGTGCACCCTGCCAGTTGTTGACGGTCGACTCATATTGCAGATGGTGAAACTCGACGCGTGCGCCTTTGCCGAATGTCCA